GTTCGAGACTTTCTATACGAAGAACATTCTTCTTAACGAAGGTATGAGAGCATGGATGTCATCTGTTGACCAACCACATGAGAACTTCGTGTTCCCAGAAGAAGTATTACCAAGAGGTAATGCACTCTAAATACTTTTGAGACATCGTTCGTGCGGTCTCTACAAAAGTCGGAACTTCAAAGACCCTATCTAGTATAGGGTCTTTTTTTATATGGAACTAGAAGATCAATTAGAACTTGGACATCTACTTCTCACAGAACGAGTATGTAGAGTGTGTAGAGAGCAAAAAAATCTATTATATTCTTTTTATCGGGTTCGTAAAAATATGAAACTAGCATCATCATACTCATATGAGTGTAAAGAATGTACGATAAAAAGGATTACAAAAAACAGAAAAAGAGAAAGTGTAACTGAAATATATCCTGATTGGTAAATTATCACTTGCAAACATTTGGTAGTATGATACAATACTTCTATTACTAAATATCCCATGTTAATGTCATTAGCATCTTTTAGTGTTTTCTTGATAGTAGTATCAATATGCACTTTTGCTTTGTATCTAAAATTTTACAATCCACATTAAACCTATGCACGGAAATCTAGAACCCGAAGAGAATATATTCTGGTCTAAACCAGATAAGGAAGTTGTCAATGATTTGTGGGAGGACATGGATCGCCTCAATGCTTTATATGAGGAAATGATGTGGCCTAACGATGACGTATTAGAATTTGTTCCTGATCATGCTAACAATAGAATCATTATTAAGAACAAATCAATGGAGGAAAGAAAAAATGAACAATAATTTTACAGTTTATTCTAAAGATGGATGCCCTTATTGCACAAAAGTGGTAAAGATGTTAGGGTTAGCAGGTCTAAATCATGTTGTGTATAAATTAGGAGAGGACTTCGATAAAAAAGGTTTCTATCACCAGTTTGGTGAGGGATCTACATTTCCACAAGTCTCTGTTGATGGACACACGATTGGTGGTTGCACCGACACAGTACAATATCTAAAGGAGAACAATTTAGTGTGATGAAAAAAGTTGACGACTTTGAAACTGTATATGAAATGATTGAACATGCCATTGAACTTGCGTTTGATGGCAAAATGCAATTAAAATTTTATGAGTTTTTGAAGTATCGTAAAACAAAAAAGAATGAAGTAGATGCTTTCATTGAAAGTTCTACTGCTGCTGAAATATCAGAGCAGGTGTTGGAATTAGAAGAGTATATTAAGGGTGGTGCTGATAATGATCATAAACAATTGCGTGAAGCATATGGTCATATACCAAAACCTAAAGCAAGAAAGATAAGAAATTACTTGTACAGTATATTAGAAGATGCATGGAGGTATAGTCGTGACAGAAAACCAGGAAGAAGAAAAAAAGTCTCTAAATAATGACAAACCCGAAATGAATCGGGGCGTGGAATTATTACTTAGAAATAGGAGGGAAAGTAAACCAAAACCAAAAACGTTTCAGATAACTTTTGGAAAATTAATTGCTCTATGGAATAGAGAGATTGTCTTTCATTTTAATTGTTATCTGGATATCAGAAAAAAATAACTCTGGGAGGAGTGCTATGTCCGAACTATTAGTAGTAACATTGACACTTATGACACTTGTGTCTATACTTGCACTTGCGGTAGGAGGTATGATAGGATGGATGGCAAGACAGCATTCATACGAAACCACTCCACAAGTAGTTTACTCTCATCCAGAGATGTTTGACTCGAATGGGAATGTTCTTCCCGATGAAATTTTAGCTTTAAGAATTGAAAACAATCATGACATCATCAACGACACCGACGACGAAGACGACTAAGAAAAGAGGTAGACCTCGTAAAGCAGATGGTCCTAAATTACCTTCAGCGTCTAAAGCAAAAAAGAGAACTATAAAATCAGCACCTGCTATTGATTCTATTCCAATAAATCCTTTTGTATTTGAGGTACTAGATCTTGTTTCTCAACAACCATCAGATGCTAAAAAAATAGAAGCATTAAAATTTCATGAGCATGATTGTGTCAAGATGATCATGATATGGAACTTCGATAAGTCTGTAATTAGTCTCTTACCTCAAGGAGAGGTTCCCTATGGCGAAACACAAGAGCAAACAGTATACAAAGGTAGTTTGTCAGAAAATCTTGCTAGAGAGGCAGCAGGAGGCGAATCAGCAACTGGTCAAGATTTAGATGGGAGAGGTAGAACTTCTTTAAGACGTGAGTATCAAAACCTCTATCATTATGTGCAGGGTGGAAACAACACTCTTACCACAACTCGTAGAGAAATGATGTTTATTAATCTTCTACAGGGACTACATCCAAGAGAGGCAGAAGTATTAGTTCTTACAAAGGATAAGAAACTTGATGAAAAATATGACATTACATTAGATAATGTAAAAGAAGCATTCCCTGATATTCAGTGGGGAGGTCGTTCATGACATCAGAACTTAAAGAAAAACCATCTCCTCTACAAAAAGAGGAGGAGCAAATTAAATTTGATCCTTCAAAATATTCTTGTGAGTTTATTTTAGAAAAAACTACAAGTGAAAAGGCAAATGATCCATCCTTTCCTACTGATGCATTCAACGTTACCTACGTTGTAGAGGAACAGAAATTTTTAGATGTAGTTAGGTCTGAAAAAATGGTTAATATATTTGACTTATATTATGATAGATATGGTAAAGATGTTTTGCAAAAAATTGAATATGGTAGAGGAACCATAAGACCTAATTTATGGGGAGTTACTAAATCTCAGACACAAAAGAAACGCAAGAGAAAATCATGAACAAAAACGAAATGAGTAATGATGCATTGAGATCTCAAATCAATGATATTATAGAGGGTGAGATTCAAAATGGGATTAATGATTATCTAGAGGATAAAGAAAAAAAGAAAGAGACTAAAGGATTTGGTGGAGATGTTCCTCAAGATGAAGGTAACGAATTGAATGTAAGAATATCAAAGAATGAGGTGGATAGAATTATGAAAGAGTATAAGAGAATTAAAAGGCAAGAAAGATCTAATCTAGGGCAGGTTCAAAAACTTGGTTTGATTGATAAGAATGGGAGACCTATCGATGTCAAAGATTGATACTCAGGGCATGAGTGGTGAGGTAGTGAACGGATGTAAGGATAACATATATCCTAGAGATGAGAATGGAAACATTATCTACCCACCAGCAAACTTTAAGCAATGGCCAATCTTTAATGAAAAAGAAAGGGCAGAGTTAAAGGAAATTATGTTAGAAGCATTGGTAGAGTTTCATAAGAAACCTGATTATTCACCTTACAGACTAGACGAACTACAAGAATGAAATTAGGAGTCATGTGTTCTGGTAACGGAACTAATTTTGAAAATATACTACGCACATGCCGTCATGACGAAGTAGTATTGATGATACATAATAAGAAAAAATGTGGTGCAGTTAAACGAGCTGCTAAGTTTGGTATCAATCATTGCTATATTAATGCAAAGAATGAAGACCAAATCATTAAGTTATTTGAGGCTTATGAAGTAGACCTCATAGTCCTTGCAGGATACATGAGGATTATTAAAAATCCATCTGCATTTCCTTGCCCTATAATCAATGTTCATCCATCTCTGTTACCTAAATATAAAGGTCTGAATGCTATCGAACAAGCAATGGACGCAGGTGAAAAGGTTACTGGATGTACAGTTCATTATGTAAATGAAGAATTAGATGGTGGTGAAACAATACTTCAAGCAGAGGTTCCTATATTACCTGATGATGATATAATTTCTCTAACTAAAGCAGTTCAGCGACAAGAGTACGTAATTTTACCAAAGGCAATCGAAAATGTTAAGCACCAAATACAGAAACAAGATAGTAGATATTTGTTGTCGCATAATATCAACTGATGGGCAAGTAGAACTTGATGAAAGAATTTGGATGAATAAATTATGTGAGCATAATGATAAAGCAAGAGAGTTAGCACATGCTATGTTATGCCCAGATGTGATGGGTGAGGCAATCTATAAGTAAAACTTGCATATATAGAATACATGTGTTAGTATTAACACAATCGTTCATCCCATAAGGGACGCAAGTAAGCCGACTCGGAACGGAATCGTTCATCCTCTTTGGAGGACGCAAAAGCCGACTAAAGGAACGGATTAAAACCCCTACTACTTTGGAGTAAAGCCAATGGCAAAAGTCACTTACCGTGGAGTCGAGTACGACTCTGCAGATTACAACAAAAAAGTCCTTGCTGAAGCAGCAAGGAATAGGAACTTCGACCTAATGTATCGAGGTATTAAAGTGAAAAGCAAGGCAGTTCCTTGCAGTTAATATAAAGAGGGGGTTTACATACCCCCTTTTTTAATGTATAATTTTAAAAAAGAGTGTAAGTTATGGCACTACATATGCGTGAGCAAATCTTAAGAGCATTGATAGCACATGCTCAAGGTGATATTGCAAAACACAAAGCAAATGTTGAAGTATATCTAGAAAATCCTGCAGGTGTTGGTGAACACACTGACATCCTAGAATCTATAGAAAAAGAAATAGATATAATTGCAAAATATCAAGACCAAATAGATATAATTAAGAAGTATTTTATGTCTAGTCAAACTATGACAGACATAGACAGAAGATCTAGTGAGATTTAATAAGTGATGGATACTCAGATTAAATTAGTCAGTGCTACACCTGATGCTGAACAACATATGGGATATGTTGCTCGTGTATCTAATCCTAAGAACCAAGACAATCCTAATGTATCTGGGTTGTTGAAGTATTGTATTAAGCATGGTCATTGGAGTGTCTTTGAACAAGCATTCATGACTGTAGAAATCAATACTACTAGAGGACTTGCGGCACAGATACTACGCCATAGATCATTCACATATCAAGAGTTCTCTCAAAGATATGCTGATAGTAGTATGTTAGGTGATGTAATTCCTTTACCAGAACTAAGGAGACAAGATGATAAGAATCGTCAGAATAGTATTGATGATGTAGATCCTCTTTTAGTACAGGATTTTAATCAAAAAATACAAAAGCATTTTGTAGATGGAATGCATTTGTATAAAGAGATGTTGGATGCAGGTATTGCAAAGGAGTGTGCTAGATTTGTATTACCACTTGCAACACCAACACGTTTGTATATGACTGGTAGTGTACGTTCATGGATACACTATATTGATTTGCGTTCTGCACATGGAACACAGAAAGAACACATGGATGTGGCAGAAGGAGTTCGCAGGATATTTACCGAACAATTTCCAGTTGTCGCAGAAGCTCTTGAATGGGCTAAATAACTATCCAATATTGTATTCATATGGCCACATACCCTGTTATTAATAAAGAAACTGGTGAACAAAAAGAAGTGTCAATGAGCGTTCATGATTGGGATCAGTGGAAGACTGACAATCCTAATTGGCAACGATATTTCACTCCTGAAAATTCTCCAAGTTTAGGTGTTGAGGTTGGTGAGTGGAGAGATAAACTTGTTAATAAAAATCCTGGATGGGGGGAAGTTTTGAAGAAAGCTGAAAAGTCTGGAGGTATCTCTGGACGCTTAGCTAAAAGAGGTTCTTACGAATCTTCTACTCAATCTGCCTTTGATGTTGATTAATTATGCCACGTAAAAAGAAAACATCAGATCCAATTGGGGTGGGTCTAAGTATGTCGGCCAAACAGATGAAGAGAAAGAAACCATTAAATTCTGATTTGATGAGAGAGATAGAACCTCTCACTGAGAACCAGAGAATATTGTTTGAGTCATATGATGTAGGTAAAAATGTTGTTGCATATGGATGTGCAGGAACAGGTAAAACTTTTATCACATTATATAATGCCCTTTGTGATGTTTTAGATCAGACAACTCCCTATGAAAAAATCTACATTGTAAGATCACTTGTTGCTACTCGTGAGATTGGTTTCTTACCTGGCGACCATGATGATAAATCTTTCTTGTATCAAATACCATACAAACATATGGTAAAGTACATGTTTGAATTGCCTACAGAAGCAGACTTTGAAATGCTCTATGGTAATTTAAAAGCACAAGGAACCATTGATTTTTGGAGTACATCATTCATTCGTGGAACTACTTTTGATAAGTCTATTATTATAGTAGATGAATTTCAAAACTTGAATTATCATGAATTAGATAGTATAATGACAAGGGTTGGTGATAGATCTAAAATTATGTTCTGTGGAGATGCTACTCAAACTGACCTTATCAAGCAGAATGAAAGAAACGGTATTCATGATTTTATGAGAGTCCTTCGTATGATGTCTTCAGTTGACATTGTAGAATTTGGTGTTGAGGATATTGTTCGTTCTGGTTTAGTCAAAGAGTATATACTCGCAAAAATGGAACTTAATTTATGACCTTTACTCATCATAATTTCTTAGGTGATCTTGAATTAGAAAAGAAAGAAACTCCTGGCTGCCGACTGTATCATCTACCTGATGGTCAGTGGGTTCCTTCTATTACATCAGTGACTTCTTTTTATAATAGACAAATCTTTATTAACTGGCGTAAGCGAGTTGGTATTGAGGAGGCAAATCGTATTACTAAAAAGGCAACTACCCGTGGCACAGACTTTCATGAAGCAGTGGAAGTATATATGAGGAACAATGAAATAGATTGGAGTCAGTTTAAACCTGCAACCCAGTTTATGTTTCATCATGCCAAACCATACTTAGATAAGATTGATAATGTACATGCTATTGAGAGGACACTTTACTCAGAGTATCTTGGATTAGCAGGTAGAGTTGATTGTATAGCAGAGTATGAAGGGGAACTAGCAGTCATAGACTTTAAGACATCTGAAAAGATTAAACCTGAGAAATGGTTAGAAAACTATTTTGTACAGGAGACTTTCTATGCTGCTGCATATTATGAACTAACTGAGATACCTGTCAAAAAACTAATCACTATTATGGTAACACCTGGTGGTGAGGTAAAAGTATTTGACAAACGGAACAAAGAAGACTATATTAAACTTCTAGTTCGTTATATTAAAGAATTTGTTACTAACAACACTAATGAAAAAACAAGTTAATGAATTAGAAAAAATATTGGAGAGCAAGTTCTTTTGTCCTGCTAGATTTGCACAAGAGATAGAAAGTCTGGTGCAAGTTAATAAGGACATGAATTATATTGATGCTATCGTTTACTTCTGTGACCAGAATAGTATTGATGTCGAGTCTGTTCCAAAATTAATATCTAAACCACTTAAGGAAAAACTTAAGTACGAAGCACAAGAATTGAACTTTCTAAAGAGAAGTTCACGAGCAAAATTACCTTTATGAAATGATGGCCTATGATGCCTACCGTTGTTATCTTTCGTTAAAAAACCACTTTACTAAAAACCATTACGATTACATTAAGTATCGTGGTAAAACAAGAGCAACCAAACAAGCTTTCTATAAAAGAAAGGATAGATTTTGGTTTGAGAAATTTGCAAGATCAAAAAATGATAAAGAAGTAGAAGAGTTTTTTGTATCTAATTTTATCAGTACAACTGATCCTGCTACGATGTGGATTGGTGATATGATAAAGAATGGAGAAGCAAGATATGTAG